GATATAACGAGACCTAACTTTGCGATGAATCAAACTGTAAGTGCAAGTGCTACAGCAACTTCTCCTAATGTAGCAAACGTGACCAATGTAACTGCAAGTGTAGCAGGTACACAACCAAACCTTGTGATTACATCTGGTACTACAAGTGTGAATATAGGTGGCACGTTGCAGGATCCATTTGAGGATCAATTTACCTATGTCGAGAAAGGTACAGATGACTCACTCTATCCAAAGATTCCTGTGACTGTAACCAAGGTAGATAATATGCCTTCTGATAAGTTGTTATATGACTTGAACCAAGATAATACTACACCTTATATTGAGACGTTTACTGTTACGGTGCAATGGGAAGAAGGACCTGTGGGAAACTTAGTTGCACAGACTCCTGTAACATTCACTTTGGAATTGAAGATAAATAATGAGTACGAAGGAATACGTTCCTTCATATCAAATTACTATACGTAAGATGCCCGCAGTCACAAGAGTAGGAGATGCAGATGCTGCCCATTGTTCTGGAATGTCTAGAGCACAGGGTAGTCCTAACGTCTTCTGTAATGGGAGACCTATCTCTCGACAAGGAGATAAGAATACCACACACTTAAAACCAGGCAGTCCATGTCCACCTCACTCCGCTGCTATTGCAAGTGGCAGTTCTACTGTCAAAGTAAATGGCAAAGGTTGTGGTAGAGTAGGAGATGGAATATCAGGTTGCACATCTGTGGCAGCAGGATCATCAAACGTATTTGCAGGATAAATTATGGCAATGACATGGAACACTGGAAACAGTATCGAATCGAAACCAAAGAAAACAGCACAAGGTCGTGGTCAACACACGAAGTATAGTGCCACGTCTAGGAACAAGGCAAAGAAGAGGTATCGTGGCCAAGGCAAATAGAATCGTTGACGGTAAAAGGAATGCTAACATTCCTGTAGATATGTCTGATCACTTCTACGATCATGGTAATGAGTATTGTAGATACTTAATTACTGATCCTCGTAGTGACAGACAAGGTAAGAAACGTAAACCATTCGAGAAACTAGTATAAATAACAATTGATAAAGAATTGTTTCATTCGGGATGTCTTTGATATCGAAGTCTTTTAGAGACTTCTCTTTAACATTTGAAAAAAATGCAGTGACCAACGATGTTTTGTCACTTAAGAATGAGGCTGCAATCAAGGAATCTGTCAAGAACATTGTTCTTTACAATTTCTACGAGAAACCATTTAATCCATTCTTCGGTGGTAACATAATTGGTTTATTATTTGAGAACTCTACACCTACGTTAGAACTCGAAGTTAAGAACAGGATATCGAACTCAGTTGAGGTATATGAACCTAGAGTTACCGCTGTAACGGTAGACGTAGACTTTGAAGAAGATCGCAATGAACTAAACTGTAGTGTAAGTTACTTGATATTAGGAATTCGTCCTAAGTTTGATGATGTTAACGTAATCTTTAAACCATAATGGCATTCAATCAAGTCAATGCCCTTGAATTTAACGAGATCAAGGCACAAATCAAAGAATATATGAAGTCACAGTCGCAATTTAGCGATTATGACTTTGAAGGATCGTCTTTGACTGTGCTTATTGATGCATTAGCATACAATACTTACTATACAAGTGTAAATGCGAACCTTGCAGTTAACGAAGGGTTCCTAGAAACGGCAGTTTTGCGTGAAAACGTTGTAAAACTTGCTAGAATGATTGGTTATACACCAAAATCGGCACGTTCTGCACGCACTATATGCGATATTTCAGTCCAAACAGTATTTCCTTACCCAAAATCAGTCACAATCTCTGCAGGATTGGTTTTAAACTTCACAGGATTGGACAATAACAACTTTGTTTTCTCAATTCCGACTGATATTTCGCAATCTGTGGACAGTTTATCTGGAATTGCAACATTTTCTAACACAGTTTTATACGAAGGCATCTTCTTAAACGATACTTTTGTAAAAGATACGTCACAAAGACAGAGATTTATACTTACAAACGATAGAGTTGACACTACATCTATGATTGTAGAGGTAACTTCTGGTACAATTACAGAGAAATATCTACAAGCAACTGATATTACTAAGATAGATTCCACATCAAAGGTGTTTTTCTTAGAAGAGAGTGAGTATCAGATACCAGAAATACTATTTGGAGACGGTGTTGTAGGTAAAGCACTAACAAATGGCGATGTTGTTAACGTAAAATACACAACTTCTGCAGGAAGAGGAGCAAATGGACTCAAAGTTTTTGAAAATATTGGAACTTTTAGAGATAATAGCTTAAATGCAATAACTTCTGGCATTACAATAACCGCAACTTCGTTCCCAGATGGCGGTGCAGAACCAGAATCTACAGAATCTATCAAATTTGGTGCACCAAAATTCTATTCTGCGTTCGGTAGAGCAGTTTCTACGCAAGATTACGAAGCAATCATACCACAAATCTATCCAAACGTCGCATCTATCGCATGTTATGGTGGAGAAGAAGCGGAACCACCCGAATATGGCAAGGTATTTTTGGCAATCAAACCAAAAAATGCAGATAAATTATCACTTTCAGAGAAAAACGCTGTTTTAAAGACACTTAGAGAGTATTCTATTGCAGCAATTCAACCAACAATCATTGATCCGTCTATACTTTACATAGATTTAACAAGTTTTGTGTATTATAACCCCAATCTTACACGCAGAACTCCTGCAGAAGTCAAGAATTTAGTCATTACTACACTAACCGCACTTAATTCTAGCGGTGAGTTCAACAAATTTGGTGGTAAATTCAAATATTCTAAGGTACAAAACATTATTGATGATGCGGAGAGGTCAATTACCTCTAACATCACTCGTGTTACCATGAGAAAGAACGCAACAGTTGATTTAAACACTCGTGTTAACTACAAAATCTGTTACGGTAATAGAATCAATCAACAAACTTCCACAAATCCCTCTGTTTCATCCAGTGGATTCAAGATTGTAGGTGATGATGTAAACACATATTATCTAAATGACGATGGTACGGGAACATTACGTCTGTATTACGTCAAAGGAACTGGTGAGTTTGAGTATGTTGATGGATTATGGGGTTCTGTAGATTATGACATGGGAGATATTGTAATTAATGACTTGATTATACAATCCACAGTTGTGGCAAACAATACATTGCAAATAAAAGCAACTCCCAAATCAAATGATTTAGTTTCTCTCAGAGAAACGTATATTACAATGGGTATAGATAACTCGGTGATTACTGTAGTAGAAGATACTATCAGTAGTGGTTCAAATATCTCTGGAACAGGAGTAATTCCAGAATCTAGCTATTAATCGAATATGACAAATAGTTCTTGGAGAGTTGGATCGTGGACAACACCTACTACTACGGTTACACAGACACCTGTACCGTCAGAGGTAAGTTCTGAGTCAAGATCCAAAATATCAACAAACATTGCAGGGCAGTTTCCGTCTTTTATAGCGGAACAGTTTCCTACGTTCATTGATTTTGTCAAAGAATATTATAAGTCACAAGAATTAAAAGGATATTGCTTTGATATAATCCAAAACTGGTCGGATTATTATAATATTGACAATTATGGCGATCTAGTTACGACTACAACGCTAATTTCTTCACTTTCCGCAAGTTCCACTACTGTTGACGTTCAATCTACACGTGATTTTCCGTCAGAAGGACTTTTACTAGTAGATAATGAGATAATTTACTACCAAAGTAAGGGTGCAACACTATTTCAGACTTGTGCACGTGGTTTTAACGCTGTAAGAGCAGTTGGAATTGAATCTGAGTTTAAATTTGAGTCTACAACTGCTGCAACTCACACTATTGGCACAGAAGTTGTTAATTTAAACAACATTTTCCCAATTTACATGCTTGGGAAGTTTAAAGAGCAGTTTTTAAACACATTTCCTAAGAATTTTGCAACTGGTGTAACTGAAAGCACCATTATTAAAAGAATAAAAGACTTTTACTCATCAAAAGGAACAAGTAGATCGTTCCAGTTTGTATTGAGAACACTATTTGGCGTAGAATCGGAAATATCATATCCAAGAGAAAGAATATTTAAACCTAGTGATGCGTTTTACGTTTCTAGAGAGATTATTCGTGCAGTTCCTGTTTCTGGGAATCCAATCGAACTTGTTGGTCAAGTATTGTATCAGGAAGCAGATCCAAATGATCCAAATGTAGAATTTGCAAGAATTTACGTTAAAGGTGTTGTAGAAGTGTATACACCAAACGGTACAATCTATGAAATTGATGTAGATACGAATAATTCAATTGGAACGTTTGTAACTCCGTATAAAACCGTTCTAGCAGAAGATTTAGGGGGTAATCTACTTGATAACGTTGTTACAGTTGATTCTACACTAGGATGGCCTGAGACAAACGGTAAATTTAGGATAGAAGACGAAATAATCAGTTATACTGCTAAAACAGTTAATCAGTTCTTAGGATGCTCTCGTGCAAGAGACAATACAAGCAATGTAGCACATGATGCAGGACAAGAAGTGTTTGCTGCATTCAAAATCTATGGTAATTCAAATGTAGACAACTCAGAAGTTCAATTGAAGATATTTGGTGGAACTAGAGGAGTTACTCTTAATAATGGTGGTAGGTATTATCTTCCAGACTCAAAAGTTACAACTCCCGCTGCACCTGGTTTCGATAGTATTGATCCTATATGGGATAGTTTTGTATACAATGTTAGACGTGCTCTCAGAGGTGCCTCAGCGACCCTAGCAGCACCCGAAAGCGATGGATCGGTAAGATGCACCGTAGTAACTAAAGAAAAGCATAGATTGGTCAGAGATGACTCTATTAGAATATTGAATGCACCAGAGGACATTTATAATAACTCTCACACGGTTGTAGGTATTGTTGACGAGTTTACTTTTGAGTTTATCTTCTCATCATCTCCTGCTCAACCAATATCCAATTTTGAGTTTTATATTGCTAGAGAATTTGCATTTGGTAAGTCTGACGATACATCTATTAACCTTGCTGTAAAGGATACAACTGGTGACGTTCAAAATACATATAAGTCATCTACTGACGCAATAGTCGCTAGTACAGGTATACCAACACATAAGATAGGACCTTTTGCTACAACTGATCTAGATCCTGGCAACCAAAGATATTTAAAACGTATTCCTCTTACACCTACTGTTAAAAGTTCTAAAACTGATACTCCTATAGGACAAGTAGGTATTGGTGCAAACGGTGTCCCACTATTCTCATATAAGTCTGAAAGTAAGACTAAGTATGGTGGTATAAAATCTATTGAAAGAATAAATGGTGGATCTGGTTATGACATTACTAACCCTCCTACTGTTGAGTTTGAACCAGAATATCAGTTAGATACAACATATGCAGGATTGACTAGAGTATCATATCAACAAAGAAGATATCGTTCAAGAAATGCGGGTAAATCTTCCGCGACTCTATATCCTACACACACTGCAGGAATTATAACAGTAGGAACTATTGATTGGGAATATGAGGGTACCTCCGCAACTGCTGCGGTTGTCATTACAGGATCCGTAACTTCTATAAACGTAACAAGCGGAGGAAGCGGGTATACCACGCAACCTATCGTTTCTATTGTAGGTGGAGGAGCAACTAGCGGAAATCAAGCATTTGCTACCGCACAAATTACGGACGGTTCCGTAACTGGTATAACCATAGTGAATGGTGGTGCGGGATATACAAGTGTTCCTACAGTCTCGATTACAGGAGGAGGCGGAATAGGAGCAACTGCAGATGCAGTTTGTAGAGGTCCTGTAGATACTATCAGTATTACGGATGCAGGATCACAGTATACTTACGAACCAACGATTAAATTGATCTCTGGTAGCGGTGCTGTTGCGTATCCATCTATTATTAATGGAAAGATAGAAAGTATAATTGTTACATTTGGTGGTAGTGCATACTTTGGTCCTCCTGACGTTATCATTACAGGAGACGGAGTTGGTGCTACTGCATTTGCTCAAGTTGATCTAAGTACAAATATTGTTACTGGTATCACAGTATCAAGTAAAGGTGTTGGATATACTGCGGGTTCTACAAGAGTTGATATTGTATATCCTGGCTCAGGTGCACAGTTCCAAACTAGACTTACAGAACTATCAGTAAACGAAGCAGCAACTGGAGCAGAACTTGGAGATAATACATTTGTATCACCAAAAACCACAGACCAATTTGGAGGTGCGTGTTTCCAAGGTGAGAACTTCTTGATCTTTAACGGAGAATATGGATATCTTTATAATCCAAAGCAACTACGTTTCTTATTAAAGGACAGTATAGGTCTTGATAATAGTAACGTATTACAGGAATTACCTCCTACTGTACACTCTCCTATTATTGGTTGGGCATATGACGGACATCCTATCTACGGACCTTATGGATATGTTGATCCAGAAAACACAGCACCATTTAACCAATACAAACGTATTAGAACCAGTTATAGAGTAAAGACATCTAGAGCGTCCATTCTAAGCGGTCTTACAGACCCTCTAGGGACTTATATTGAAGATTATGAGTATGTGGAAGGTTTAGGTGATTTAGACCGTTACAATGGCAGATTCTGCGTTACACCAGAGTATCCAAGTGGAGTATATGCTTACTTTACAACTATTACAGGTACTACTGGTAATCCCGCATTTCCATATTTTGTAGGACCTGAGTTTTACGGTGAAGCGGATGCTGTAAACTGGAATGGTAATGGATTACAGAAAAACTTTACAGAAGACGCAATACGTTACAGAGCTCCATTTATAGGTGTAGATAATATTGTCGCAAAGAGAAAGCAATTAGATAATAAGGTTGACTTCTTCCTTGCATTAGAAGACAGCACAACTCTCATTGTAATGGAGACAGGTGAAACACTCACATACATTGAAGATGGTATTGGATACTATAGTTACTATCCGTTTATAAGAGGTGGTAGTGCGGATTCTTTAGTTGTATCATCTACAAATAAATTCTCATCACAAAACATTGACTCATATCTTGTAGAAGGTGGCGGTAAAGAATATAAGGTTAACGATAGATTGACATTCGATAATACTGGCACTGGAGGAAGCGGTGTAAGTGCTATAGTCTCTCAAGTGCAAGGTGCGTCAGTTTCTAGTGTTAGTTCTTCTGTTGGAACTTACGACGACTTGTTTTCCAATACATTGACAACTACAGTAACAAATTTCTTACAACCAAACGATATAATTACTGTTTCCGTAACTGATAACTCATTTAGTAGAACACTTACATCAAAAATTATCAATGGAAACTATCACTTTAAGTATTTTAATTTAACAAGTGCTAAATTATTAGATGCATGGCAAGCAACTACCTCTTATCAAGAAGGAGATTTAGTTCATGTTGCAAATAGAGTATACGTTGCGGAAAGCACAGGAGTTAACACATCAGGTTCATCTTCACCGACTCATACAAGTGGAAGTGCGTCTGATGGTAATATGATATGGAAATATTTAAGAACACGTACAGATGGTAATTTATTCCAAGGTGGATGGACTGAAAACTCAGCAGGATCTGGTTACGCAAATGGAACATACATAAATGTCCCATTGACAACAAGTGGCACAGGAGCAAACGGATTAGGTGCAAAGGCAACTATTGTTGTTGCTAGTAACAGTGTAAGTTCTATTACAATTACTGATTTTGGATATGGATATGATATTGGAGATACTATATCTGTAGATGACCTTAACATAGGTAATGCGGGTGGTTCTGGTCTTGATCTAACATTAACTCAAGTACAAAGAGAAGTTCAATTCCATACTCAAGATTCTCATCAATTAAAAGAGGGTGATTTAATTAATGTCTCAGGTGTCTCACCTACGTCTTATAATAAGACAAATTATATTGTTGTTAGAACAGAAACACCAAGAAAGTTTACTGTTAAGAGAAATTTTGCAGCAACGACTGCATCAACCGTTACATCTGCGGAAGTTTACATCAAAGAACCAAACTTAAATCTTATAAATGGTCATTCTTACCTTTTTGATACTTCAGATGCAAGTAATGTTGGAAAAGTATTATCATTTACATTAGATCCTTCAAATACAGATGTATTCACTTACAAAAACATTACTGACGAGGTTAGAGATCTAGTAACTAACGAACAAAACTCAATAACCATCAAAATGGTAGATTTGCCTGGCATATTCTACTATCATGATGTAAAACACGAAAATGTATCACCACGAACATATACAGTAACTGTTGCAGCAAAAACAACTGCTCATCCTCTTTATAACTATGGATCTAGCAATGGATATTACATTACAGGTGACAAATATGGATCTGTAACGGAATCTCCCTCATTATCAATGTCTCGTGGGTTAACTTACACATTTAATCAAGATAATGCGTCAAATAGTAATCATGCAATCTACTTCTCTGAGAGTGAAGATGCTTATGGAGGTACACTTAGATATGAGAAAGGTGTTGTCTATAAAATTAATGATGAAGCAGTAACATGGTCACAATACATTACTAACTTTAATACTGCAACTTCTCGTAGTGTAGAAATCACTCCTGCAGTAGATTCTCCAAATACTTTACATTATGTTTGTCAAAACCATTTAGCGATGGGTAATGCAATAACAATTAAGAGTGATGTGACCAATAGCAGATATATGAACGTAATTAATGATCCTATACTAGGAACTCATACTATTACCTCTGTTAACGCTGCTAGTAAGCAAATTACCTATATTTCCGCAACACAACCCGAAACTGGTTATAATACAGGCGTATCATACTCTACAAATTCAATATACCCCACAGGAGGCATTTCCACAATAACAATTGGTGATAATGGTCGAAATTACTCTTCCTTACCAAAATTAAGTGGATCTTCAAGATCTGGGTCTGGTGCAACTGCTGTAGCAACTATTTCTGGTGGATTGTTCAGTGTTTCTGTAACAAACCAAGGATCTGGATATAATCAGTCATCTTTACCAACAACTGTTGTAACATTACCAGATTTTGTAGATTTGACTCTAGAAAACGTATTAGGTAACTTCTTACCAGATGAAATTGTTATAAGCAAGTCTACTCAGGATAATAGCACTGCTAGAGGTCAAGTTTCATCATGGAATCCAATTACATCAATATTGAGAATAAAACCATTACAGAACACTAGAACAGGTGCGGGTAACAAAGGATATATCATGTTTACTGAAGGTAAGTCATATAGTCTTAATCCATCACAAATAGATGCAGTAGGATATGCAGATCAATTTGAGTTTGCTGCTCATGATGCAAAAACAGGAGATCCAGTCCAATACGTCTCAGCTGAGACAACTGCGATTAGTAATTTGACAGTAGGACAAACTTACTACATTATCAACATAGGTGATGCAGGACGTGTCAAGTTAGCATCCACACCACAACTCGCAGAAGTAGGAACTGCAATTACCATAACCAGTTCTGGAACTGGCACACAAGCTTTTAAAATTAGATCTAGAGTTTACACAAGTGGTAATTCTCAAGCAACAATCACTGCAGTGTCTGGACAACAGGCAACAGTCAGTGCAGCAGTGTCTGGTATAGGTAAAGTTACTGATATCACAGTTACTGCAGCAGGAACAAACTACAGGGGTGCTCCTAATGTTGTGTTTGATGATCCATACTACGGTGTAATCTCAACTGTCTCAATACAGTCTCAATCTGCAGGAAACTATGGAGCTGGTCAAACATATACAAACGTTGCTCAAAAGTCAATTGCAGGATCCAGTGCTACTGGAGCAAGATTTACAGTAGTAATTGATGGTAATGGAGATATATCAACGGTAACAGTCACAAATGGCGGTACTGCATATGTGTTAGGTGATCAACTTACAATATCAGGAGGAGATCTAGGTGGATCTGACGGAACTCACGATGCTGTATTCAATATTCCTGCGGGTGGACTTACATTTACTGATGTAGTATCAACATCTACGTTACTTGATGCTGCTATAGACTCTATAACTGTAACTAACTCTGGATCAGGTTATCTATCTGCACCCACTGTTACTGCTCAAGGTGGTAATGGTATAAATGCAGCGTTGAATGCATTAATTGTAAATGAAGGTGTTGCATCAATCAATGTTGAAGCAGCTGGACAGCAATTCCAAAGTCCTCCAATAATAAACATAGAACAGAAAGTAGGTAGTGGTGCATCTATACTACTTAAGTCATCTGATATGGGTGAGATACTTAAAATTGGCGGTGAGAATATTACATTTAACTACAGTCACGATAGAACACTAAAACCAAGTTTAAACACGACTTATAATTTACAATTAATTAGAACTCAAGTTATTGATTACCTTGATGTTGTAAATGGTGGTGCTAATTTTGTATCTACTCCAGAGATAATTCTAGAAGGTGGTCAGGGATCTTTATTTGAGTTAGAACCAATAGTTTTAAACGAAGTTATACAGGCAGTCACTGTAAACAATGCGGGTAGAGGATTTACATCTGCTCCAACTGTAAAAGCAAGAGTTACACATACATTTGTAGCACTTACCTCTAATAGTACACTAAACTTCCCATACAATCCAAAAATACCATCAGGGACTGCATTTACTCTGACTGAAAACTCTGGAACACTTCCTGCACCTTTAAATACAGTAACAACTTATTATGCAGTTTCACCAACCACTGCTAACGGATTAGCAAACAATCAAATAAAACTAGCAACATCTCTTGCTAATGCAAATACTGAGACAACTGTTGCATTTACAAGTCCACCTGTAGGAGATCCTACTACAGGTCAAACATACTTTACATTACAGACTACAGATTTAGGTGACAACATAATTGCATATATGAAACCAGCTACGTTCTCGATTGGAGAGAGAATATATCAAGGTGCGTCGACATCATCATACACAGCGTATGGGTTTATTAAGGATTGGGATGCTTCTGGACGTGTTGTAAGTGTAGAACTAGTAGAGGGTGAGTTTGTAGTTGGTCAACCTGTATTTGGTGAAGAATCTGCAGCGTTTGGTCAGATACATGAATTTGATAGAGCAGATGCAGAGTTTGTTGTATCTCCAATTAGTATAGCTGCATCTAATTGGGAGAAGACAACTGGATTCTTAGATCTTAATGAACAGCGTGTATATGATAGCGATAGATTCCAAGAGTTCTCATATGATGTGTCATCATCTGTTAATATATCTGATTGGAAGAATCCACTTAAGTTTGCTGCACATCCCGCAGGATTCAAGGTAGTTGGCACACAAGTATTGACACAATCAGTGAAAAAAGAATATAGACCAAGATCTAGTGAAAATCTAAATCCAAGTAATGATTATAGTTGGTGGAATCCAAACACAAACAGTGTTGGAACTACATTTAATGGAACAACGTTTATAACTCCCAAACCATCTGCCAAGAACACTGGTAAGTTATCTAAGATCAATAACTTTGCATTATCAAAACCAGATTATACTGCGTTAGTTCCTACAGAAGTTTCTATCTATGGAAGACAACTGTTAGACGTCCAAAAAATTCTTTCATGTATTGTCTATAAGGTAGATGATGTTAGTGACAGAACATTAACATTTGATGGATCTAGTTCTACTATTGTTGATAGTGCAAATGATAGAATTACAATTACTAATCATGGTTTAGTTGCAGGACAACAAGTAACATACTTCTCTGGTGGAGATAGATTTTTAGATGCTAGAGATCTAATTGTAAACAACATTGATTATATTGTAGAAGAAACTATTGGATTCTTGAATGCCTTATATCCATCATTATCATACGATCAAACAAAATGTGCTAGAGATACTAGACTTGTAATCGCTGCATGGACAAATGATCTTAAGTATGGAGGAAATTACTTTAGTAAGGATGCTGCAGAAACATATACAGATGGTACAGGAGTTCAACATGTAGCTGGCGAAGAAGCAGAGACGATATACGCATTTAACAAAGCAAGAGATCTATGTTTATTAGCAGTCACTAATGATCTTCCAGTTGGAACTTATACCACAATAGTTCCACAGACTGATTTAAGTATTACAAACGATTCTGGTGGATGTCAGGATGTAAAGAGTGCTATTACCACATTAGCAGCAATAGTTACTAATGCTATTTCCAATCCCACAGATGCATTGCCAGCTACCGATACTGGTAACTATCCAAATAACAGATCAGGTGTGCCGATAGGTGGACTTACAAATACAAGTAAGTATTTTGTAAGATACGTAGATGCTAATACAATTGAACTATCACTAACTGATGGTGGTAATGCTATAAATCTTACATCGCAAGGTTCTGGAGTCAGTCATTCTCTTAGATGTTTTATAGATGGCATTAATGATTCGTTTAGATTAAGAGTTGATGGTATTGATCTAGGAACTAAAATAGGAAAGACTGCACAGAAGACACAGTTACTATTAACAGTCAATGGTCTTATTGCAAACCCTGCAACTTATACCTTAGCAAATAACATTGTAACATTTGTTACACCTCCACTTGGAGAAAGTAAAGTTCTTGCCATGTATTATGATCGTTCAAGTTACAGTGGTTCATTTGTATTAGATCAGATTGGAGATGAGGTTAAGACATTTGGTACAGGTTATTCTGGACTAGGAACCCATACATTTGTAAGTGGTGTTACTAATGCTATACAGGTTACAGGTGGTGCACAGTTCACTGCACAGTCTGGAACTACTTACAACCCTAATACAGGTGTACTACAAATTAATATTGGTTCTCATAGTTTAACGACAAGCAATACAATTGTTATTGCAGATGGTGGAATTACGTTTACCTGTGATGCTGATAATCATGGATCAGAACATGCATATCCACGTTCTACAGATCCCGTATCTGGCAAAACCCTTGCTATCATTGGAGTTGCAGCACAGACTATTGATGTAAATGTAGGTATATCTAATGATGAACCTAATGAGTTAGCTGGTGGTTCTGGATATAGTGATGGAATCTATACCGCTGTACCACTCAAGAATAGATTAGGTAATGGTGTTGGTGCTACCGCTGATATTACAGTTAGTGGTGGTAAAGTCACCAATGTTAAAAAAGTATCTGGTGGTAATGGATATAATAATACAGATGTATTAGGTATTTCTGATCCTCGTGTTGGTGAACAGTTAGTTAAGCATTTTGTTCCTACAAATGGAACATATACTCCTGCAGATGGTGTTATGGTATTGACAATAGGAGCAGGACATGGTTTATCTGCACCTAGCACACATACACCTACAAGTGCAACCTATGATCCAGTAACAGGTCTAATGGTTATCACACTTGCTAATCATGGATTCGTAAATGGAGATCAAGTTAAGTTTGCTGACGGTGCTGTAACGTTTAGTTGTGGGTTTGGTGGTGCTACAGGAGCAGCAGCACAAAAGTCATATCCTCGTTCTACAGACTATGCATCTGACAGGTGGTTACAAATATTTGATGTAACAACAAACACATACACTGTTCAAGTTCTTGATACTATTCCTTCTACAAATACTGATGCACACACTTTTGTATCAGCAGTAACAAATGGTGTTAAGAAAGCAGTATCTACAGTCAGAATTGCTAATGAATCATTAAGGTTTAGTTGTAACTATGGTAGCGGTGGAACTGCAGCATACCCACGTGCCACTGATCCAATTGGCACACAAGGTAAGATGAAAGATGTGCCAGTAGAGGCAGTGGCATCTACTACTATTACAGTCAACGCACTGAATGGAACAGCACCTACAAATACCGATGCACATACATGGGAAGGATTATCAACATACCAATTCCAACCAACAGATATTACTTACACACCTACTACAGGTAATATGGAATTATTCTTAGCTGGTCATCCATTAATTAAAGGTGACAGAATATTCTTTGCTAACAACTCATTGACATTTACTTGTGCTAAAGATAATAATGCTACACAACACACATATCCTAGAGTTGGTGATCCATCAGAAGGTGCATGGCATACTATTGACGCTGTAACAAATAATACATT